GTATATGTATTACCACCAGTAAACTCTGGCCTACCAGAAAGCTCTCTATGATCAAAATTACCACTAAACGCAGTAACCTCAGTTAAAGCAGAAGTATATTTTATAAATTTACTCATAATCAAATGTCTTCACAGGAATGAAGTCCTGATCAATAACAAAAATGGTTTTAGGATCTTCCGTCTGCGGACCTTTAAACAGCCAACCTTTCATCGTAAAATTTGTATTAGCAATAATTCTTGCTGGTTGAGTCCCAGATACTTCAATAGGATATTCCAAAGCTAAAGAGCCGTCCCATAATACTTCAGTCCTAATCTCAAAATTACTAGCTAAATTTTGTGACGTCGGTACTTTCCAACTTATAATAATATATGGATTATTATATGGTACAAAATTACTTAAAATTTGATCCATATCAGTTTGAAACTTTGTCATGATAGACATAGATATACCTACATTAATTGGAATAGGTGTCTGTAGCCAATCAGAATCAAATGCACCAGCACTAACCGAAGGAGCTTTTGTATAGTAAAACCCAGGAATCTTATTAAAAACTCTATTTGAATCTCGAGAAATAGAAGTATAATGTACAGCAATTGTTGGCAACTTTAAACTTTGAGCTTTATTAACTATATCTTGAAGCGCTCTTTCTTTTGGTCCATAATAAAACCCTACTTTAAGTTGATCAACGACTGTTTTACTTTTATTATATCTATTAATGACAATGCTATTAAAAGCAGTAATAAACTGCCTTATCATGTCTTTTAGCTCAAAACCATAATATTGGTTTTTCATTATAAATATTTATTAAATAAAACGATCTATAAAATAGATCGGTAGTAAATTTGAATACTCTGGTATTAGTTTTCTTATACTACCTGCATCAATTATATACGTTACACTATAATCATTTTCATCTCGAGTACAGCGGCCACACTGCTGTATAAAAGTAGTAAACATTTTATTAGTATACCATTTGTGATCATTTTTTGACATTTCTTTTATTCTAATATCACCTAAATCTGGCCATGGACATTTTATAATGATACAAAATCTAGACGCGTCACCTTTTAAATCAACACCAAAGTTTAAAGAGGGGCTTGCAAGCACAGTTGGTTTGGAGCTATTGGAATGTTCTGTCAGAATATCAATATTATCTTTATCACCTTTAACACGATATAGTACACGATCACTTTTTAACTGCTCTTTTAATTTTAACGTTAATACATTTGACTGAGTATGAATTAATCCTTTTACATCTTTATGTTCTTCTAAAATTTCTTGTACGCACTTAACCACTTTTGGAAAATATGTATCAATATTTTTCTTAGACAACTGAAACGTACCAAATATAATTGGTGACATTGCTGGATCGAATGCTGACGGTAAATCTATATATTTATAATCTTGTTCAGATATACCTAAACCTCTCATGAACCGCTTATAATCAACAAACGTAGCGGACATAAATAAAATATTAGTAGCATATTTAAATAAATGCTGAGCTAGTACATCAATCTTCTTAGGTATTAATTGTATATAAGCTTTATTATAATTACGCGTCTTATTAATAATATATTCAGATTGTCGCCAAGTGTCTATAACTAAAGATAAATCTCTCTTTAAATCTGATATAAATTTAAATTCCTTTTTTATAGTATCTCCTATTGTATCAGAATGTTTTTCAAACATTCGAAATAGCTCCATATATCTACCCTCTAAACCATCATGAAGTTCAATTAGGTTTGTAAAGAATTGTTTTCTATTTGATGAATATAATAACGTAAAATTATATTTTTTTAATTTACCTAGATCTATCCTGCAACTAAATCGACTAACAATAACATTTTCTAATTCCGATGCCTCGTCACAAACTATAAGTTGTCTGTATTTCAAATGATCTGGTTTATGAAAAAAACTAGAATAATTCTCTACACTTATCTTAGCAGTTATTGATTTATTTCTTGCTTCATAATAATCACACCTATTACAATCCCAACATTCTTTTTTTAATTTTGTACTAAAAATACATGGAGCTGCATCAGCGAAACTTCGGTCATCTAAATTACAAATATATGAGCTCTTACCTTTAAGAGGAATTATATCTTCAAAATCTCTAGTGTATTGATCCTGTAGAGCTTTTGTTGTTGTTAAAATAGATGTTCCATAATTTTTATTTTCAAAATCATCTGCATACTCGTAGGTTAATTTACTATTGTTTCGAGTTATTTCAAATGCTCTATAATCAGAAACTAACTTTGTCAAGCTTGATGGTGCTCTTTTTAAACCATTAGCAATTGTTTTCGCAATAAAACTTTTTCCACAACCAGTAGGTCCTTGCACAACAACAAATTTACAATCCTTAAAACCATTAATAATATTTGGTATAGCATATTGCTGGCTTGAAGATGGTATATATCCTTCCGGGAAGTTTTTAATGCCCATTTGTATATTATAATATCTCTATAGAAAGAAGCAAGTCATAATACCTATTACGTTTATTTTTAATAAGTCGATTAAGACGGGCGCGCCATATAATATCATCTCGATGGATATGCTGTAAGGTGTAATCAAAATAAATCGTTTTTTTATTCTTAATAATATTAAAAGGATATAATAACTCTATCTTTTTATTATTGTTAAATAATAATTTAATATTAAAATCCTTTATATCATACAGCATAATTTGCCCAATACCAAGAGTTCGTTTTTTAGACATAATCTTCACATTGGTAAGTAATAATTCTTTTAATATATTATCAACGCGTTCGTATGTCATGTATTCATAAAAGCCATTTTATCGCCCGAAGACATAGGGACAATTTTCTCATTTAAATATACCCAGAATGTTTCATCTGCTTCTAAAGTACTAATTAAATCTACTGTGTCACAGTTTATAGTTCTATAATCTTGCATTAAGATATCCCAAACTACAATTAAATTCTCTTGATTAGGATTGTACGTAGGAGCTTGGCGTGGAGGATCATAATTCAAAACAGTTCGGCCTTCAATCGAATTTAAAAGTTGCGCGTTATTAGTACATAACATTCTTCTAGAACCCGGCCGGCCGGGCTTAGGATTACGCCGGACGAACTTTACCTCGCATACCTTATCCAATAAGATAACTTTAAGATTAGCTAAGCTGGTTATCATTGTCTTCTAAGTCTTGACAAATACCAAAAAAGCGTTGCTCACTTAAAAAGATACAATCTCTAAGGGAATGATCGTAACCTACTACTCGCAAATTATCAACCTTTATACCTTTATCATCTGGAAAGCAAACAACATCACCAGGCTTAGCACACTTACATTGTGGTCCAGCAAGAACGACTCTCGCTAATCGCCATGTACGTTTTACTTGAGATAATGGAATATGTATACCGTTACGAATAACAGAACGACCGTCATTTGATAAATCTACATATTGTGCTAAAACAATATCATCCATAACTGACCTCAACTGATATCCTTGAAGACTAAAAGTATCAGTATCTTGATATGTATCTAAATCAATTAAGCTACGTTTTACATCATGATCAAAAGCATCTCGTTGACTATCAGTCAAATCTAATTTATCTAATTCCGACTCATACGCTTGTTTCGTTTTTGTCTCTAGAGTTGGTACACTTTTTCTTTTTACTTTACTCATAATTTTTAATATTTATCTCAAATGTTTCTGAATACAAATGTACTTCTCGTTGTGATAATTCATATCGTGTACAAACCGCTTCATATGCCTTTTTATCTTTTTTTATTTTCTTTGTATAATTAATATATTTCCTATTTGTTTTTGGAATTAAAGCATGTAAAAAATGATAATGATCAATATTAATACTAAAAACCGAACCATACATATTAACACTATTGTTTATTAAGGGAACAAACCGAGTATTAGCAAATGTTACATACCTATTCACTATATACGGAGAATAAATCTGCGCAGATGTAATATCTATATCAATTTTACCCTTTTCAAATAAAATATTAGTTACAAAATCAAAAAAATTACTTGCTTGCTTCATAATACAGACAGTCTAAAACCCTAATTCGAATTTGCCCGGGTTTTTGCAAAAAAAATTTGGCCATTGGGTACGACCTAATAGAATAGGGTTCCAAAACCGCCAAACTAGGGGTTCTCCCAAGTTTTGCGAAAAAAATTTGGACATAGAACCAAGACTCACATAGTTAATTTCGTTGTCGCAAGAAACGCGTCATCCGTCATGGAATAGTACAAATCCACCACAATTTTCATGAATTCTTCCACTTGATCATCGGTTAAATTCGTGGAAAACGCAAAAGCTGGTGCTTTTTGCCCTGCAGTTACATTAATTGCAGTATGTCCAATGGCAACATTGCCCTTTGAATAGGTTATACTAACACTACACTTGCCTTTTGGTTGAATAATGCCATGTTGTTCAAATTCTTTGTGTACAATTAAGTCATCCCCGTCAACTTCGATTGGAGCTTTGAGATACTTCGTCGATAACAGGTTCGCAATTTGTGTATTGAATAATCTTTGAAAGAAAACAGCACCAAGAGGATCAAGATTAGGAAGTTCCCAGCAAAAATTAATAGCATCATCAGAATAAATAAAATCGTTGTTAAGTAAGTCTTCATTGTCAATCATTCCCTCGGTTTCAACCTTCATCGGTGCTCGAAACGCAACAATGTTACCAATTGGTAACGTTTTCTTCCGGAAATATTTATAAGCAAACCGGTTGTGAATTAAATTACCGTCGTATAGATCGATGTCTCTTAGAATCATACTAACAAGTATATATTATCTTGAACAAAAATCAAATTGTATACACAGTAGCGTCATGAATATTGTTTTACTATATTATTAATAATATCAGTTGAGTGATAACCAGTATATGATAGATAGTGAAACCTATCTGCGTTAATAATTTCAACAACATCTTCGTGATAAAGATTTGTAATTTCAAATTTCCAGTTAATAGAATCTTCTACTGCGTGTAACAAGTAATCAAATTTATTTTTATCTAAAAACTCTAAAGATGGAGTATGAGGTGCATCTATATAAACCTCGTCCACATATGTACACGACTTAAGCACCTCAACTCTATCTTCATATGGTATAATTGGATTACGTTTATAGCTCGTAACCACCTCATCAGAGCAGACTCCAACGACAACTTTGTCGTACATATTATGTGCTCGTTTAAATAATTCGACATGACCTCGATGAAACAGATCCCACACACCGTCTATATAAACAGTAACCTTGTCTGGTTGAAATAAAGTTTTATTTATATTCCACATATTTTTTTCATAGTACTTCTTAGTCATCGGTGTTGACCATGTATCACCATATCTTGATTGTAAAAATTGTTCTGTATATCTTGGGACTGGAAACTTCCATGCGTACAATTTTATCTCATCTAATTCTTCAATAAAATATTTGCTGGTTAGTCCAGAAAAAATATCATTAATTAATTTTTTAGTACCAGGAATATCTCGATGAAAATAAAAATCTGTCCACATATTATTCCATTGCATAGTGTGATTTATTCGAAGAACACAATCTTCTCTCTCTACGGTGTATGGTATGTTAGAATTGTTAAAAACATCTTTAACGGTATTATAATCTTTATAAAGAAAACTAATATCAAAATCAACATCATTTAATTTATTATCAGAAGATGAAATACCTTTAGGAACAACATCGGCGCTATTAATTGCTTTATTCCTATAGCCATGCAATAACGTACCACAATCAAGCCAATGCTTAATATTATTATTCAATAATAATTGAGAGATCTTATATAAATAGCCTACTCCTAATCTATATTGTATATCTATAGGAATATCAGTCATTATAATACACTCGGATCAAAACTATCCCTAGCATAACGTTGACTTCTTGTTATGAATTTTTTACTAATTTGCTTCTCTGCATCGATTTGACTATCAAATATTGTTCCACGATACCCTGGTAAACATAAAAACGGTTGAAAGATATATGCTTTATAATATTTTCTAGAAAAAATAGTACCGCTTAGCGTACCTGTAATACCATCAGCGCTATGTGTTATAGGATAAAATCGAGACAATAATTGTTTTGCAATATTTTTGGTAAGAGAGTAACAAACTGCGCCGCTATATTCTTTAAATCCAGTATAGAAATAATCATTAACTTCAATTCGTCCTTGAGCATGCTCAGGTTCTCGCTTACTGTCAAACGGTCGCCAAGAATGAAAATGAATAATATCCCAACCGGGTGGAATATACTCCTTCCACTCTAAAGCATTATTACATAAATCTTCATCTAATGCGGCATCATCTTCTAGAACAAGAAAATTATTTACGTTGTCTTTAACTGCAGTTTGCCATGCTTTAAGATGGCCATACGAACAGCATATTTCTGCTAACGACATTGGATACGCGGACGTTTCTGAGTTATTTACTACTGGTGAAACAAGCGTTTGAGGGTCCCATATTTTTTTAAATCTAATTTTTCTATTTCTTTTACCTTTAATGAAAAGATTATCTGGAGTAATACTACGAACAAATTTATAATTTTCAATATTACATACTCGTAAATGGTTTTGTATATATTCTTTTCGAGCAGGATCTCGACCCCAAACTACATATATTTTATCAAATAATGTGTCTAGCATTATATAAAATATTAGCGTAAAAGCGTTTCTTTATAACCTAACATGTCCCATGTTTGGGTATCAAGTGACCAATAAACAACAATACCAATTGGAAGCTCAGCAGTATCAACAAACTCATCGTTAACAATACCTTTTTTAATTTTGGATTTTTCTACCACAAAAACCTTTTCTTTAAAATAAATAGCCTGACACTTACGTTTGTATTTTGTCTCATATGCTTCTTTATCTATTGCTTTAGTCCAATCCCATATTAAAGGATTCCAGAAAACTGAGAGATCTTTTTTAATTTTCGCTTGTAATGTTTTTGTACCTAAAAATGTAATTTCTTGTATATCTTTTTTATCTGGTTTATACTCAGCTCCATTAAAATAAATATCTACATTTTCAATGGGATTAATTCCAATAGAACCCTCACTTACCGGAGCTTCAACTTTATCAAGTTTTTTTGTTCTAGTTCTTTTGGTCTTGGTCTTAGTTGCAGGCGCATTCATATCTTCAACTTTATCAAGTTGTTTATCTAGTTTTTTTGTTCTAGTTCTTTTGGTCTTGGTCTTAGTTGTAGTCATAATTACTATTGAAATAAGTGTTTATTCTTGTAATTAATTACACATGTCAAACGATCTTGCAACTAGGTTTTGTGACCGACCATGGACCTTTTTAGAGATACAAGAAAAAAGTTTATATAATTGCTGTCCACGGTGGGTTAACCTTAACGAAATAGGAGATATTACTCCAGAATTAGATTTCGCTAAAGAATGGAATAGTGATCGCAGTAAAGCGTTCCGGCGAACTATTCTAGATGGTTCTTTTAGTATGTGCAATAAGGAAGAATGTCCTATGATTCAAAATAAAACCTTACCAAAACGTACTGATATATTAAATGGAAAACATGGTGAAAGACTGAAACAAATTGTACAATGGGACCTTGAGATATCTGATCTCCCTGCTACTATTAATCTATGTTATGATAGATCTTGTAATTTAGAATGTCCTAGCTGCCGGAGCAAAAAAATATTTTATAACGATCGAGTAAGCAATCTCACCACAGTCAACAGGAAAGATACCATGAAGTTTTACAGTAACCGTAGCGACTTCTCCGTCCCCAGACAAAAACCCAGACAAAAAAACTTTCCGGAGCGATATAAACAAGTATTAAAAATTAACGATAAACTATTACAGATGATTCATAGTAAGCCTCATGACGTCAATCTTATTATAACAGGTTCAGGCGATCCATTTGGCGCGCCGTCATTTTTTCAACTAATGAAAAAAATTAAACCACATCTTAATCCTAAAATTACATTAGCACTACAAACAAACGGTGTATTATGGGATGAAAAAAGATGGGCAAAACTAAAAAATATACATACATTAAACATAAGCGCTATTATTAGTTTAGATGCTGGTATAAAAGAACATTATGATAAAGTTAGAGTCGGAGGAGATTGGAACCGATTAATGAAGAATTTAACTTTTATAAAATCTCTTAATTTACCGTGGATTAGGTTAGATATGTGTGTACAAAAAAACAATTATCAAAGCATACCTGAATTTATTGAAATAGCTAAACAACACAATTTTGATTCATACACATCAAGAATTTTTAATTGGGGTACATTTACTGAAGGAAAATTTGATGAGCATAATATATTTGATAAAAAGCATCCCGAACATAAAGAAATGATGGAAATAATAAATAGAGACTATCAGTACGATAAACATGACTGGGGTAATTTAACTGATTTTATTAAATGAAACTAGCAGTATTATTATACGGTCAACCTCGGTTTTGGGAATTAAGCTACAAAAGTATTATACAGGAGACTACTTTTGAAAATAGTACTACAGATTATTATTTTCACTTTTGGGATAAAATAGCATATCATAGTCACGATCCTGAATATGAATTAACTGATAAAGATAAAAAAAATATAATAACTGCGTATAAGCCGAAAAGCTATTCATTTACTGATTATTCCGTATTAGAGCAAACCTGTGAAGCAGTATTTAAAATCGTACAAAAAGAAAAAGAAAAAATATGTAATTTTCTTAATAAAAACGAAAAAAAAATTAGTACAGGAACTAATGAAATACTTTTTGAATATACATCTAAAACGAAAGAGTCTGAATCTGTTGAAGATATTATTAATAATATTCAACAACGGAAAATAGATAAGCATAAAAAATATTTGCAAAAAAGTATTTTTGAAATTACACAACCAAGCCACCTAACATACTATCTAGGTCAATTTGTGTCATTACAAGAAGGAGCAAAATTAATAGAAGAAGAATATGATTATATTTTTAGAATTAGAACGGATGTATTATTTACTACTTTAGATTTATATAAAAACAAAAAAGAATATACACACGATAAGCGATTATTTTATGACGCGTTATATAATAACAAAAAGGGAATTTTTTGTAAATATGGAGATCTACAAATTTGGGAAGGCGCATATAATACCGATAGTCGGGTTTGGCTGGAAGAAGTTTACAAGGTTGAAGAAGATCATCAGACTAAAGCTAGAACTAATTATGATAGTTTCACTCTTTTAGATAATAAAATATATGCAAAACCTAGACCCGGCTCTCTATGTACTAAATTGCACGAATATAATTATAAAACACAATATTTACACATGAAGGATTGGTATATGGTTGGGAGTGGGCCTGAAATGTTACAATGTATAAATCAATACCTAAGAACTATTATTAATATGATAAAAAAATCAAGAATTTTTTTACAGGTAGACGGTATAGATGTAAATTGGTCAGCAGGTGAACTTGTTTGTGGAGAAGTTTTAGGGTTAAATAGTATACCTGCCGAGGAATTAGGATATATGTACCAAGGCGAAGTCGCTGACCAGCTTAATGTTCCTCGGATGATTATCTGTAATAGGATGATAAAGATTGCTAATAAATATACAAAGCAAAACATATTAGGTCGCCCTCATGTTAGAGTATTAGCTGATTCTGATATACCTTTAAAAGAACAATACAAAAAAGTCATAAAAAAACTAAATTAAAAATGAATGTTGCAATATGTATATGTGGTGAGCCTCGCATGAAAGAATACGGTGCAGCTAGCTTAAAAAAATTTCGTGAAGATATAAAACAATACCAAGGCTTTTACGGTCTGGTTGGTGATGTTAAGTTAGATGTATTTTATCATATATGGGATCATGTTACGAAAAGACAACGTAATCATAAATCTCAGGATCCGTTTGTTGAATATGTAACTAAGAAGGAATTAGATGATTTATTTTTACCAACGGTTGGCCATATGGCGGATAAAAATGAAATGGACGACGAAATAGATTACATATGGGATTATGTATGTAGCTTAAACGAACCAAATCCGAGATATGATACAAAAGAGATATTAAAAAACCAAATTTACTATTCTAATACGCCTGGTTACTCTCAGTTGCACAGTTTATGTAAAAATCAATTAATGAGAATAGAGTATGAAGAAAAAAACAATATTAAATATGATTTAATTATTAAAACAAGGACTGATGTAGAGTTTAAATGCCAGCCAGACTTTACGCATATTAAAAAAATAGCTAAAGACTCTAACTTTCAAGAACAGATATTTTTACCTAAAATTGAAGTATGGAGTGTCAAGCGTAATCCTCTTATAATACCGGAATTTTCATTATTTTTTGGTAATTCAAAAACATTAAATAAAAACATATGGGAAAATTATCCACAAAAAATTGCATCAGATCTATATACCTACCGTGGCGGGAAACATTTAAGTGTATTGAATGACCATACAGTGTTTATGAATCTATTATTAAACAATGCTAAAGTAAAAGTACATGGATATTTACGAGATACTCTAAAATATAGATTACATCAAATGCCTGAACATTACAACGAACAGAAAAGAAAATACAGTCATTATTAACTACTATGTATAATATAGCTTTATGTTTTTATGGAGAAGCTAGAAATTGGCAGCAGGGCGCGGCTACTGTTGACAAATTTAATAAGTTATCTCAAGAGAAATTTAATATAGATGTATATGTTCATTTATGGGATGATATTACGCGTAGATTTGACGTGTTAGCACCTAATTACGAAAAACGCTTTCTTAAGTTAATAAAAGAAAACAATTATTTAGACGAAGTATTTGTTGTTGAATCTAATTTACAACATGAAGAGCTATTAAGAAATTATAAACCAATTAATTATAAAATTGAAAATAAAAGCGTTCTAGATGAATATATTGATAAATTTAAACCTAGTGACGACTGTATGTCGTGTGAAGAAATTAAACGCGCTATAAAATATTCAAACACTCCGTGTTTCTCTCAACTCTATAGTATGTCGCAAAGTTTTCATGTTATAGAAGAGAAAGATAAATACGATATGATTATTATTCAAAAAGCCGATTGCCAAATTAATGACAAATCTGTAACAGATAAGATATTAAAACACTATTGTAACAAAGTATCAAACACAAACAAAAATTATCTTTTTGTAGAGGCTATATGTTTGCGTTGTAAAAGACAAGAAGTATGGATACATCATGGCTATATGATGGCATGTCCCAGGCAATTCGGCAAATTGTTCAATAACTTTCCTAAAATACCTATAGGTATGGGAGTGTGGTCAAAATATAAATGGAGAGGTCACAGTCATGCTGAATTTGGAGACTATGTTTTAAGTTACAGTAATATAAATAGAGTGCAACCAATAGGTTCACAATTTGCAGGTAAGTTTAAACAATTTATACCAGAGGTCTTAACTGAGGTACAACCACAATCAAAGAATGACAAGTATATTGAATATATTAATTTACAAAAAGAAAAAACTACTGATCCAGTACGCCGAAAAAAATGGTTAAGTACATTATGGCCAAGATTTCTCACAGGATTTAAAAAGATTTTTAATAAACACATAGATTATATTGGTGATAGTTGCTTATGTATAGGTGCACGAACTGGGCAAGAAGTACAAGCTTTAATAGATTTAAATAGAGATGCAATTGGTATAGATCTAGTTGCACATGAACCATTAGTCATTGAAGGGGATTTTCATAATTTAAATTTTAATAATAATTCTTTTGATTTTATTTTTTCTAATGTAATTGATCATGCATTATATCCTTCAAAATTTTGTTCCGAGATAATACGAGTTTTAAAACCGGGTGGTGTTGTATTATTACACTTGCAAGTAAACATACCTAGCGATAAATACGGTGTTTTTGATATAAAGGATATACAGACTGATCTGTTTAATAGATTACCAACTAACACCGAGGTTATACAATTGAATGATATTTTTTATACAGAGTTTAGCACCCACAATAAAGAGGTTTTAATTAAAAAAATATAATGTACAATATAGCTTTATGTTTTTATGGAGAAGCTAGAAATTGGCAAAATAATGCTGCTGAGAATATAAGAAAATTCAATAAACTATCTCAAGAGAAATTTAATATAGATGTTTATTTTCATTTGTGGGATAATATAACACGCAGATGTAGAAATATTGACAAGTTAATTAAAAAGAATATTAATTTAGATGATGTATGTGTTATTGAATCTAATTTACAACATGAAGAACTATTAAAAAGCTTTAATCCAGTCAACTATAAAATTGAAAATAAAGATGTATTAGACTTTTATGTAGATAAATTTAAACCTAGTAACGACTTTATGTCGTGTGAAGAAATTAAACGCGCTATAAAATATTCAAACACTCCGTGTTTCTCTCAACTCTATAGTATGTCGCAAAGTTTTCATGTTATAAAAGAGAAAGATAAATATGATTTAATTATCATTTTAAAAACCGATTGCTTATTTGACGACGAATCAATTATTAATAGCACACTAAGATTTTATTGTAAATATGTTACAGAGAAAAGCGCATTACTTGTAGAGAGATTAGTTCTTGTTCCTCGACGTAAAGAGCCATGGATGTATCACGTTTACATGCTGAGTAATACTACTGTTTTTAATGAAATTTTTAATAATTTTCCAAAAATACCTATAGGTATGGGTATGTATACTAATAAAAAACCAATATGGAAAGGTAGTAGTCATGCCGAACTAGCAAACTATATCTTAAATTATACTAATGTACCTAGAGTATGGCCTATTCTTCACCAGAGTCACCCACGATTTATAGGTAGATGCGACCAATTTAAACAGGAGAAGATCCAAACATGAAAATAGCTGTTTTATTATGTGCTCAGCCTAGATTCTTAAATTTAACATATAAAAGAATAAAAGAAGAATTTAATATACCTAACGTACACGTTGATTTTTTTATACATTTTTGGAATGTGACGGGGTTTTCCCCAGCGTGTGAAAAATTAGAAAAACATGTAACCGATGATAAATTAGAAGAATATATAAATCACTTAAAACCTAAAAAATATAAAATTGAAGACTATTCTAAATTAAACGATTTAACATTTTTATTAAAAAACATATATATCTTTTTAGCGAGTAAGAAGATAAAATTAAGAAATATACATAATAAAGATAGATACGAATTTGGTCAATGGCTTAGTAATAAAAGGGCGTATATGTTAATGGAAGAGTATGAGCAAAAACACAATGTTAAATACGATATTGTTATAAGAACAAAAAGTGATTATATTTATGAAAATCCCAAAAATAAAATTGAAAACTATATTATTCCATGTGAGAAATTAGATACAAATCTTGCATTAGTAACAAATTTAAAAACACGAAAATTTATACATGAAGAAAACAAATTCAAATATTATCCGTTAAAAGAATATATACCAGGCGTGACAGTTAAAGCCAAAAATATATATGAAAATATTAGATATGATATTAATACTATAGCTGCGACAAGATCTGCGGCATATTTTCTATATAACACTTGGTTTGAAACATATTTGAGAACTCTTATTTTTGATAAAGTAAATAAAGTAGAAGATGGTTTGATAAGTTATAAAAAACAAGACGTTTTGTGGGGAGACACAGCTATATATAATAACATACATTTAATTGGAAAGAAAAGAAGATACATTCGATTATATCTGAAAGATAAATGCAAGGCTTCTTGGTTAAATAGAGGAGAAGATACATCAATTGATGTTACAGGTCTAAACCATTATAGTGATCTAGACTTTTATGGGTAAATATAACATCAGCTCTTCGTACATCTGCTATTCGATAATCAAGAGAGTGTAATAGTTTGAAAATACGCTGCCTTG